CCCTTCTTTTTTTGCAAACCCGAATTTTTGAGGTGAAAAAGTGGCGAAACGGAAACAAAGAATTGACAGCACTACAGAGCAAGTGCGCGTGATGTCGAAGGCTGCGCAGCAGATACATCCTCCGAGCACTGTGCCTTTAGATGATGGTGATATGCCTTTCTTTGTGAACGTGATTGAAGAATTTGCCAGAAGCGAGTGGACCGCTCACCAGCTTGAGCTTGCAGCTCTTCTAGCGAGAACGGTGGCCGATCTAAACCGAGAGCAAATTGCTATGCGGGAAGAGGGAACTGTTCTAACCACTGAGAAGGGGACTCCAGTTGTAAACCCTCGCAAGACTGTAATCCAGATGCACGCTTCGACCATACTCAGCTACCGTCGCAGCCTTGGCCTTCACGCGCGCGCGCAAGGGGGCGATGCTAGGGACATTGCAAAGCGCAGATCACATGCAAAAAGCATTGAGGAAGATAACCCACTTGATGATGAATTACTTGCAAGGCCGCAATGACAAGAGGCGAAAAGATATGCTCATTCATTGAGCGATTTTGTCCCGTCCCAGAGGGGAAGATGGTGGGTGAGCCAATTAAGCTCATGCCGTTTCAGCGCAAGTTCATATTAGACATTTACGACAATCCGAAAGGCACGAGTCGAGCCTATCTGAGCGTTGGCCGTAAAAACGGAAAATCCGCTTTAATTGCTGGAATATTGCTCGCTCATATAGTTGGCCCAGAGGCTAGACTGAATAGTCAAATTGTCAGTGGTGCAAGAAGCCGAGATCAGGCATCTCTCGTCTTCAAACTTGCCGAGAAGATGGTTCGTCTTTCTCCTAAATTGAGCAAAATCATCAGGATAATACCTTCTCAGAAAAGTCTAATCGGCCTTACTATGAATGTTGAATACAAAGCTATATCTGCCGAGGCTGGCACAGCACACGGCCTCAGTCCCGTGCTAGCGATATTGGATGAAGTCGGGCAGGTCAGGGGTCCAACGGATGCATTCGTGGAGGCCATTGAAACCGCACAGGGCGCTCATGACGATCCACTTTTGATTGCTATAAGCACGCAGGCAGCAACAGATGGCGATCTTTTCTCTATCTGGCTTGACGACGCAAAGAACGCCAAAGACCCGCGCATTGTCAGCCATGTCTACACCGCGCCGGAGGATTGCGAGGTGACTGACAAGAAGGCTTGGAAGGCGGCAAACCCAGCGCTGGGCGAGTTTCGCAGTTTAAAAGATATTGAGGACTTTGCAAAACAAGCTGCGCGACTGCCAGCTAAAGAAAACAGCTTCCGTTGGCTTTATCTCAATCAGCGGATTGAAGCGCAAAGCCCTTTCTTGAGCCGTGCGGAGTGGCAGGCGAACGCCGCAGAGCCAGAAATATATACAGGGATGCCCTGTTTCGCTGGCTTGGACCTGTCTCAAAGCCGAGATTTGACCGCTTTTGTTATGGCTTTCCCGGATGGCGACACTTGGAACATCGTTCCTAAATTCTTTTTGCCGTCAGATGGCATTCGCGAGAAGGCAAAAAATGACAAGGTTCCGTATGATATTTGGGCCGATCAGGGCTATTTGACGCTCATTGATGGGCCTGTCATCGTACCTGCGGTGGTCGCGCGACACGTTGCGGAGGCGGCGGAGCAGTATGAGATCACGATGCTGGCATATGACCGCTGGAGGATTAACGATTTTCAGCGTGAACTTGATGCAATAGGTGCGCAAATCCCGATGGCACCATTCGGGCAGGGTTTCAAGGACATGGCCCCGGCAGTTGATAAGCTGGAGCGCTTAGTGGCCGAGCGCAAAATACGCCACGGCGGCAATCCGCTGCTCAATATGTGCGCGGCCAATGCAATCGCCGTGCGTGACCCCGCCGGCAACCGAAAGTTGGATAAGATGAAGTCGTCGGGCAGGATTGACGGTTTGGTCGCCCTAGCGATGGCACTTGGCGCGGCATCACATGAAGATACAAGCGTGCCGCCTTCGCCTTGGGATGATCCCAATTTTCGCATGGATGCGTGAGAACCTTGAAAGTTTTCAGATTATCGCCTACAATGCATCTTAATTTGCAAATTTGGCGGTCGCATGGCTTTGTTTGACTTTTTCCGCAAGCCGGAATCTAGAAATCTAGAAGACCCGAATGCTCCAGTATCTGCTGAGGATTTTCTTCAGGTTATGGGCTGGGGTGAGATGACTGCATCCGCTGGTGTCACAGTCAATGTTGACACTGCTTTAGGCGTTCCAGCCGTTTGGGCCGCTGTTAATTTTCTTTCCGGGACGCTTGCTGGCTTGCCGCTGCATGTTTACCGCAAAACTGAAAATGGCAGAGAGCGAGCAAAAGGCCCGCTTGAAAGCATTTTGCATGACACTGCCAACGACAGCATGTCATCTTTCGAGTGGCGCAAGTATATGTACGATCAGGTTTTCACCGGTGGTCGCTGCGTTACTTACATCGAACGCAGCCGCAATGGCGCTATCAAGAACTTGTGGCCTCTTGATCCAAACTACACGCGAGTGGAGCATCGCAGCGACGGCAAGCGTCAGGTTCGTGTTTACCTGCACAAAGGCCAGACTTACTCTGCAAGCGAAGTTATCGACATTCCGTTCATGCTGAAGTCAAACGGCTTGGATGTTCGGGGGCCGATCTCTACTAACCGTGACGCTATTGGCATGGCGATTGCTGCAAGCCGTTATGGGGCAAAAGCATTCCAGTCTGGTGGCATTCCTCCTGTTGTTCTTCAGGGTCCATTCCAGAGCGGCGCGGCTGCTTCTAGAGCATCTGACGATGTGGCTAAGACAACCGCCAAGCTGGCGCGAGAAGGCCGTCAGGTAATGGCGCTGCCTCTTGGTCACGAGATGAAGCAGATCGGCTTTAATCCTGAGCAAATGCAGTTGATTGAGTTGCAGCGTTTTAGCATTGAGCAGGTCGCACGCATTTACAGCCTGCCGCCTGTATTTTTGCAAGACCTGACGCATGGAACTTTTTCTAACACTGAGCAGCAAGACCTTCACTTCGTTAAGCACACCCTGAAGCGCTGGATCGAGCAGACCGAACACGAATTGAACCTCAAGCTATTTCCGCGCGGTTCTGATCGCTATGTTGAGTTCAATGTTGACGGCTTGCTTCGCGGCGACTTCCAGACTCGTATGCAGGGCCATGCAACTGCGATCCAAAACGGCATCGAGACGCCTAATGAGGCGCGGACAATGGAGAACCGACCTGCTCTTGATGGTGGCGACAGCCTGATGATCCAAGGCGCTACAGTTCCGATCACGTCCCAGATGGGAGCGACTGATGCCGACACCCAATGAGGAAATGCGCGAGGAGGCCCAGAGGGGTCTTGATTGGCGCAGAGAATACGGACGCGGCGGCACAGAGGTGGGGATTGCTCGCGCTCGTGACATCTCAAACGGTGAAAATCTAAGCATGGACACTGTGCGCCGCATGGCGAGCTATTTCGCGCGTCATGAGGTTGATAAAGAGGCTGAGGGGTTTCGTCCGGGTGAAGACGGCTATCCTAGCAATGGCCGGATCGCTTGGGCGCTTTGGGCCGGAGACGCTGGTCAATCTTGGGCAAATCGTATTCTTGAGCAAGAAGACGACGAAAGGTCAGAGCCGCTTTTATTTGAACCTGCCGCTCCTGTGGACGAGGGTCGTGCTGTTGTGGTATTATCGCCACAAGATATGGAGGCCGAAAATATGTCGGAAAAAGAAATTCGCACCTTGGTGCAGAATGTTGAGGTTCGAGAGGATGACAGCGGCGTTGTTCGTGTCTCTGGCTATGCAGCAGTTTTTGGCGAGGAAACCAATATCGCTGGAATGTTCACCGAGACCATAGAGCGCGGAGCATTCACCAGCGCGCTGGAGCGGCAAGATGATGTTGTTTTTCTCATCAATCATGACGGCCTGCCGCTGGCTCGCACCCGTTCTGGCACTCTGCGCCTGAGCCAAGATGATCGCGGCCTATACATGGAAACTGAGCTTGATAGCTCTGATCCAGATGTTCGGGCTATCGTGCCAAAAATGAAGCGCGGCGACTTGGATAAGATGAGCTTTGCTTTCATCCCTGAACGCCAACAGTGGGACGACCGAGGCGAAATGCCGAAGCGCACCATTCAGGACTTGCGCCTGTTTGATGTTTCCATTGTTACGACGCCAGCCTATGATGGGACGGAGATAGGTCTACGGGCGCTTGAGGCGCACCGTGAAGCGCAGAGAAAAAACCAAGCGGCCAGACGACTTCGCATGAAGGGTCGCTTGTCGGAATAGCAGCGGTCTCCCGCTGTTCGCCCATCCCGCGCCTTGGGCAAGCGCAATTTAAGGAGGCCCAAAATGGCTGACATTAAAGACCTGCGGGAGAAGATGGCGAACATCGCCACCGAGGCCCGCTCCAAGCTGTCGGAAGTAACCGACAACACACCGGAAGAACGCGCTGCTGAAATCGAGCGCGAGTTCGATGCGATGATGGCTGACCACGACAAGCTGGCCGCAAAGGTTGAGCGTCTTGAGAAGGTCGAAGCTGCTCTTCGCGCTGGCGAGGACATTGACTACGACAAGCGTCCGCAGTTCGAAGGCCGTTCCGCTCCCGCAGTGGATAATGGTCTTACGATGGACTATCGTCAGGCATTCGCTGAGATGATTGCCGCTGGCGGTGACGCATATGTTGACGCTGAAGTTCGCAATGTCCTGAAAGAGCATCGCGTCCAGACTGGTGGGACCACCACCGCTGGCGGCTTTACCGTTCCGACAGAACTCGCGACCTTCATTGAGAAGGCGATGACTGCAACTGGCCCGATGTACGGCTCGGAGTATTTCACCGTCATCAACTCGACCGATGGCCGCACGTTCAACATCCCGACCGTTGACGACACTGCCGTTACTGCTGTTGCTCACACCGAAGGCACTCAGCCTACGGATGACGGCGGCAAGGACGTTACCTTTGGTCAGAAGTCGCTCGGCGCGTTCGCGTTTGACTCTGAGTGGGTCCGCTGGTCCGCTGAACTCAATGCAGACAGCATTCTCAACATGGAGAGCCTGCTTGGCGAACTCCTTGGTGAGCGTCTTGGCCGCATTGCTAACAGCAAGTTGACCACTGGTTCTGGTTCCTCTGACGTTGAGGGCATTGTGACCAACTCGGCAGAAGGCAAGGTCGCTGCTGGCGCCGCTGCTGTAACTGCTGACGAGATCATTGACCTGATCCACTCGGTTGATCCTTCTTACCGGAACGCTCCGAACACTGCGATCATGATGAGCGACAGCACTCTTGCCGCTGTTCGCAAGCTGAAGGATGGCAACGGCAACTACCTCTGGCAGATGGGCAACTATCAGGCAGGTATCCCGCAGAACCTTCTGGGCTACAATGTTGTCGTGAACCAAGCTATGGCTGGCATTGGCGATGGCGTAAACAGCAAGATCATGTTGTTCGGTGATATGTCGAAGTTCTACGTTCGCAAGGTTGGCGCACCGTCTCTTTACGTTGCTCGCGAGCGTTTTGCTCCTGACTTCGGTATTCTTGGCTACATCCGCTTTGACGGCGTGTTGTCCAACACCGCAGCGATCAAGCACTTGGCTCTGGCTGCTTCCTAAGTCAGTTTATAGGTGGGGCGGGCAACTGCCCCACTCATTAAGCTGACAAGGAGGCGAAAATGCCTAAAGTTAAACTTCTCACATCAATGGCTGGGATTGATTTCTCCCACAATGCCGGTGACGTGATTGATTGCAATGAGTCAGAAGCGCAGCGATTCTTCGCCGCTGGCATCGCAGAGCCAGTGAAAGAGCAGCGCATTGAGAAGGCTGTGAAGAAGTCTCGCTCGCGCAAGGCAATTCCTGACGAGGGATAAGTTAAATGGCAAAGCCGCTTCCGTGCCACCACACTTTGGAGTTAGTTGAGGCTCCTGCAATAACACCTATCACTTTGGATGAGGTGAAGGCACAGTTGCGCGTTGAGCATACTGACGACGACACTCTTTTGACGCGGCTAATAAATGTCGCTGTTGCTTTCACAGATGTTCAGGGCGCTCTTGGTCAAGCAATGATAAATCAGAAATGGGCGCAGTGGATGGGCTCAAACACCACTGGTTCGGTGAAGCTGATACTTGGTCCATTTGTTCTGCTGAATGCTGTGCGCTACTACGACACAGATGGCGTTCTGCAAGATGATGATGTTAATAATTACAACATATTCGGCACATCAACATACACTGAGATTGAACCTAATATCGGTCAAACTTGGCCTGTAACTCAGGATCGTCAAGACGCCATCAAAATTGAATATACAATAGGCTACGGCGAAACCACCGCTGACGTCCCTGACACGATCCGTCACGCATTAATGCTTTTGGTGGGCCACTGGTATGACAATCGCGAGCAGTCTGCGATGGATGAGCTTTCGAACATTCCGTTTGGCTTTGAGTCGCTCCTGAACATTCACCGGAATTGTTGGTATGGTTAAAGCGGGTCAATACCGTGAGCGTGCGACATTCGAGCGCCTTAGCGAAGGCTCCGTTGACGCTTACGGCAACACATACACTGGTTGGGCCTCATTAGCCACACGCTGGGCTGACATGCGCGAGCGCACCGGAAAAGAGGACATCCAAGGTGGCGTTTTATCTGATGTAGGCGCGGCGACGATGAGAGTTCGCAGTGACAGCACCACAAGCGCAATAACCTCTGCTGACCGTGTAACAATTCGCGGAAGGACTTGGGCTATTAAGGACGTTATCCAAGTAGATCGCAAAAACACCGTTCTTGAGTTCAAACTAGAGCGGGGGGTCGCGACATGAGGGTTAGCGGTGCTGACAAATTGCAAAAACAGCTTCGGAAAATACCTAAGACCGTTGAGTCTAGGCTCGTAAAGAGCGTGAAGCGTAATACTGAAGCCACTGCACGCCTTGCTAGGTCTCTAGTTCCTGTTGACTCTGGTGAGTTGAAGGGCTGGATATTTACGCAATACGATGAGGGCGGTTTGGTTGGTTCTGTCGAAGCCGCTCCAGCGACTAAAGAGGCGCAGCAGAAAGCTAGTGCTGTTGAGTTTGGCCGTAAGAAGGGCAACAGAGGTACAACCAACCCAAGCCCATACATTCGCATTGCAAAGAGACACACAGCTAAAAAGTTCCAGAGCAGTGTAAAGTCAGCGATTAGGAAGGGATTGAAGGAGGCTATCAATGGCTGATGGCTTCGCTTTATCAATTCAAAAAGGGGTTCGCGCTGCTTTGGTCGCAGACGCAACGGTTTCGTCAATCGTAAGCACGCGCATATACGATGAACCTCCGCAGGATGTTTCTTTTCCCTACATTCGCTTTGGAGATATACAGCCAAGCGCATTTGACACTGACACAACAGAAGGCTCTGAGGTAAGCATTGCCTTGGAGGCTCATTCAAGAAGTGCTTCTGGCCGCGTAGAGGCCGTCCAAATGGTTGAGGCTATTAAAGAGGCTCTTCACAGGCAAGAAACCTCAATAACTGTTGAGGGACATAACCTTGTGGAGATGATTTTTCAGACTTATTCTGTTACAAGAGACGACGAGGGCCGTGGTTATACGGCTGTCATAGTGCTTCAGGCTATGCTTGAGGAAACCGCCTAAACCCCGCGCTGTGGGCAAGCGCATTATGATGGAGGCCGATCATGGCTAAACAACTTGGACGCGCCCTGCTCGTGAAGATCGGGGACGGCGCTGACCCAGAGGTTTTCTCCAACCTTTGTGGTCTTAACTCAAAGTCGATGACTATCAATAACAGTTCAATCGACGTAACGACCGCTGACTGCACGACGCCAGAAGGCGCTCTTTGGACTGAAACGCTTGCTGGTCTGAAGAATGTTTCCGTATCCGGCGATGGTTTTTTCGAGGACAGCACTGCTGAGGCTCGCATGAATACCGTTGCGATGCAGAACGACAATCAGGCTAACTTCGAGATCGTTGTTCCTGACTTCGGTACATATGCAGGCGCATTCCGTCTGACTTCCGTTGAGTTCGGCGGCGAGACCGAGGGCGGTGTGACCTACAGCGTAAGCCTTGAAAGCACTGGCGCTGTCACGTTCACGGCGGCGTAATGAGCATTACGGCTGAGGCGCCAAGAGGGGGTGTTGTCGAATATATCGGCAACACCTCATACACGTTTGTTCTTCGAAACAGAGAGATTGAGCGTTTTGAGGATAAGCACCGTGGTATATTTGAGATATGGGAGGGGTTCTTCGGAAGAGGGAAGAAGCCGACCAGCACAGAAGTTCGCGACATGGTTGCTCTTGCTCTAGTCGGGGGTGGGTTGAAAGACCATGAGGCTGATGCTGTTTTGAGAGACTGCGGCCCAGATAGCTTAATGTCTCTATTCCAAATATCTCAGGCAGTGCTTGGAGTTGCATTCATGCCAGATGCTGTTGAGGAAGGCTCAAAAAAAAAGAAAGACGCGGACCAAAGCCAAGACGACTAAACGTCAGAGGGATGATTAAGAGCGGAATTGTTGCGGGGTTAAAACCTGAAGAAATCCGTGATATGATACCGCGAGATACTTTTCTTGTATTTGAGGGGTGGTCAGATGCACACTCCCCGAAGAAGCCCGGCTCTGAGGCGATGACTGCTGAGGAATACCGTGAACTCGTGAGGCGCGTAGATGGCGATTAGTGCAGAACAGCTAAACATTATTCTTAGTGCGCGCGACAAAGAGTTCCAGCGTAAAATGCGCGATGCCGAGCGCAGGGTTCAGCATTTTAAGAACCAGTCCAATAAGAACCTGTCATCAACTACGAAGCATTTCTCAGCGTTATCAAAGGCTGCTGCTGGGTTTTTACCTGCTCTCTCCGCTGGCGTTCTAATCCAGCAGACTCGGCGCGTGGTTGCCGAGTTAGACGCAATTGGAAAAAAGGCGGATCAGATAGGCATTACGACTGATGCCCTTCAGGAGCTTCGTTCTGTTGCCGAAAGCGCTGGCGTTTCACAGGGGTCACTAGATAGCAGCCTTGAGCGCTTTTCAAAGCGACTTGGTGAGGCTGAAATGGGAATGGGCGCAGCAAAACGCGCTCTTGAGGAGTTAAATCTTTCTGCTTCAGAACTAAACGACATGGGTTTGGACGCGGCCCTGAGTGTTATCGCTGACAAAATGTCGTTAATTACTGACCCGACTGAAAGGGCCGCATTGGCGGCTGCTCTATTTGGCCGTGAAGGCGTTGCTATGGTCAACCTTTTGCGCGAAGGGTCCGAGGGCATGGACCGAATGCGCAAGCAGGCAAGAGAACTTGGAATCGTCGTTGACGAGGAATTGATCAGGAGCGCAGAAGACGCGCAGACGCAGCTTGACTTGATGTCTCGAGTGATCAACGCAAACCTATCAACAGCGCTTATAAGCCTCGCCCCACTGCTCGTTGGTACTGCTGAAAAGGTTGCGAGCCTATCAAGGGGCATTGCAAACTTCATATCTCAAGCACAGCGCTTGGCGTCAGGAGAGAATTTACTTTCTTCTGATTATCAGGACCAGCTTATTGCCGAGGCCGATGCGATGGGCCTTTACACTGCTGAAGTTGAGGCTTTGCGGCAGGCGCGAGAAAATGCGGCTAATGTTCCTCCAAGTAGATTTGCTGCTGGTGGCGGGCTATCGCAAGAAGTCGCCGACGCGGCTCTGGCACTAGAGAGGGCTCTTTCTAGTGCCGATCAGCCAGACGACACTGGTAATGGCGCTGCTGCCGCTCGCGCCGCTCTTGCTATTATTGAGCGGCAAACAGAGCAACTAAATGAACAAGCTAGGCTGAACCGCATGTCAGCCGAGGACGCCGAGCGTCAAAGAATTTCTCGTGAAAAAGAGAGAATGGTCGCAGAGGCATTATCATCAATAACCGGAGATTCTTTTTCGGTTGAAGCCACTGCCGCTAGGCTTGAAGCAGAGCGTCTTGGCGAAGAATATGAGAAGGCCGCTATAGCCGCGTCAACCATTCTAAATCCAGTTGCCTCAGCTTCAGCCGCGACAAAGAAATTGGCTGATGGTGCTGAAGAAGCAGAAAAGTCTTTTGCTGAATTGTTTGAAGAGCTATCGGAAGGCAATCCGATCCTTACTCAGCTTGGTTTTACTGCGGAATCCCTCGAAAGCACTATGAATGTTGTTCAGCGCAGCATGGAGAATGCTTTCATGTCTATGATCGACGGCACCGCAACGGCGGAAGAAGCATTCAGGGCGATGGCCCGCGACATCATCAAAGAGTTATTCCGTGTTTTGGTTGTTCAGCGCTTAGTTGGTGCTTTCGCCCCCGGCGGCGGCGGTTTGATGGGTTCAATTTACAGCGCGGTATCAGGAAGAGCGTCTGGCGGCTCTGTCATGGCTGGGAAACCGTATATGGTCGGTGAGCATGGTAGAGAGCCATTCATCCCGTCTGAAAACGGCAGAATACTCTCAACTGCTCAGGCGAAGGACGCCCTGAGCGGAGGTGGGGGTGGCGTCATCGTCAACCAGACGATCAACGTAAGCACTGGCGTCCAGCAGACTGTCAGAACTGAGATCAAATCAATGCTGCCGATGATTGCCGATGCTTCTAAGGCTGCTGTTGCCGACGCCAAGAGGCGTGGCGAGATGGGGTTTGCGTAAATGGCTATTACTTATCCGAGAACATTCCCATCACACACTGGTGTGCGCAGCGTTGAGCTTAGGGCTGTCAATGCGGTCGCAAGCCAGTCATCGCCTTTCACGTTCAGCAGGCAGGTGTACGACTACGGGGGCCGTCGGTGGGAGGCTGACATCACTCTGCCGCCAATGAGGCGCACAGACGCAGAGCAGTGGATCGCGTGGCTTGTAAGCCTAAAAGGTCAATACGGCACGTTCTTACTTGGCGATCCTGTTTGCTCAACACCACGAGGATCGGCTGCTACATTTCCCGGATTACCGCTTGTAAATGGCGGAAGCCAAACTGGCGACACTCTGGTGATTGATGGCGCATCCGCGAACAAGACAGGCTGGCTCAAGGCTGGCGACTATATCCAGTTGGGTAGTGGAACCTCAGCGCGACTTCATAAGGTGCTAGAGGACGCTAACAGTGACGCCAGCGGCAATGTAACGCTGACGATCTGGCCTGAACTAAGAAGCTCACCATCGGACAACGCAGCGGTTACTGTCTCTAGCGCAGTCGGCGCTTTCCACTTAGCTTCTAACGAAGTCAACTGGTCGGTAAACGAGGCCAGCATTTACGGCATCACATTCGGCGCTGTGGAGGCTTTGACAGAATGAGTAGGACAACACTAACCGGACCTCAGTTCCAACCGTTTTACGCGGTTGAGCTACTTTTGGATAGCGGCCCACTTAGGTTCTGGACGGGGTACGACACAAAAACCATTGGCGGGCAAACATATAACGGAATTGGTGGCTTGCTGTCTATAAGCGGCATTGAGGAAGTGACCGATCTATCTGCCAAGTCGGCAACGGTAACTCTTAATGGCATTGAAAGCACTTCATTGGGTGTGGCCTTTACAGAGCCTGTTCAGTATCGAGTTTGCAATATATATTTTGGATTAAGGGACACTGGAACGGTTGATCAAGTTTTTGGCGGTCAGGTAAATACAGTTGATATTTCTGATGATGGTCAGACCGGGACAATACAGATTTCAGTTGATAGCATATACATCACCTTGGACCGAATAAGGCCAAGAAGATATACAAGTGAGAGCCAGAAATCGCGTTATTCAAGCGATACGTTTTTTGATTGGGTCTCAAAGTTGCAGGATAAGCAGGTGGTATGGGGCAGGAGCGAAGACAGCTAGTCGAATACATCCGCAGCGTCTTTGATAAGCCGTTTGCGTGGGGTGAGCATGATTGCTTGATATTCACGAACACGGCTTGGCGTGAGATGCATGGCGAGGGCTATGCGGATGACTGGCTTGGTAAGTATATGCGAGGAAGCAAGCCAGTCGGCAAGAAGGCTCTGCAAAAAGCATACGGCTTTAACACTCTAGAACAGGCTTTAGATGACCGCTTGCAGAGAGTTGAACACCTGCCACCTTGGGGAGCGTTGGTCACATCAAGCCAGATCGAGAGATACGCCACTGGTGCTGCTTTGGGTATAGCCTGCGGGGTTCGTGCCTGTTTCGTCGGTGAGCGCGGTGTGGTATATACGCCGATAGATCAGATTAAAGGTGCTTGGATATGCCGCAGTTAATTGCAGGAGCGCTAATCAAAGCTGGCGTTGGCGTCGTCGCTGCCAATATCATTGGCTATGGCGCATACACTGCTGCGACGTTCTTGGCGCTCAGAGCGCTTGGCCCAGAAGACTCTGGCAGCGCTGGCCGAGGCTTGCAGGCAAACATGAGAGAGGCGGCTGCACCTCACGATTATGTATATGGTCAGATCAGAAAGGGAGGCGTCATTACATTCATTGAGTCAACTGGGACTCAGAACGATTATTTGCACATGGTTATTGCCTTGGCAGGCCATGAAGTCGAAGAGATTGGAGACATTTATATCAACGATGAGGTCGTAACCCTCGATGGCAGCGGTTTCGTAACGACGTCTGAATGGCTCGACGCTGATGGCAATAAGATGATCCGTATAAAAAAGCATACAGGTTCTTCTTCTCAAACAGTTGATTCATATTTGGATTCAGAGACTAGCGTTACTTCCGCCTTTCGTGGCCGTGGAATTGCATACATATATGTGAGATTGCAGTACGACAACGATGTTTTTGCTAACGGAATCCCAACGTTTACTGCTGTCGTTAAGGGTAAAAAGGTTTACGATCCGAGGACATCTTCAACAGCATACAGCGCCAATGCCGCTCTTTGTATCCGTGATTACATAACATCCAGTTACGGACTTGGTGATAGTAATGTGAATGACACTTTCTTCAGCGCTGCCGCAAACACTTGCGACGAAAATGTGACCCTTGCGGCTGGTGGCACCGAAAAGAGATACGAAGTTAATGGCGTTTTAAGTGCCGATGAGACGCCGAAGCAGGTTCTTGATAAGATGGTAACAACATGCGGAGGCACTCTTTATTGGTCTGGGGGCCAATGGAAGTTGCGCGTTGCAGAATATTCAAGCCCAATAAAAAGCCTCGGACTTGGTGACGTTCTTGGCGAAATAACGACGAGAACTCGCTTGAATAGACGTGACAGCTTTAACGCTGTTGAGGGAACGTTTGTGAACGCAGATGATGATTGGATAGCCGCAGATTATCCCAAAATATCGAGCGTCACATTTCAAACAGAAGATAATGGCGTCGATAATGTCCTCGACTTTCCCTTGCCATTGACGACCAGCGCGAGCGCAGTTCAGCGTTTATCGAAGGTTATGCTGTACCGAACACGGGAGCAGATACAGTTTGAAGCTGACTTTAATATGAATGCCTACGACCTAGAGGTTGGGGACATCATCCAGTTCACCAACGCTCGATACGGATGGACAAATAAAGAGTTTGAGGTTCGCTCTTGGCGCTTCTTTGCTGATAGCGATGCTGGCGATCTGCGCGTTAGGATGGTTCTTCGAGAGACTTCTTCGGGTGCATTTGATTGGAATGCAAATGAGTCTGCCATCATATCAAATAACTCAACTCTGCCAAATGCCATTGCTGGTCTTACGGTCAGCAATTTGCAGGCTATTGATGTAACGGAATATGATATTGATAAAAAAATAATAGATGCTGTTAGGTTGACTTGGGATTCTACAAGTAATGCTTTTACTGAGTTCTATGAGGTTCAACTCAGGCCGGATGATGGCACATCTGAGTGGACCACATTCGGAAGGGTTGTTGACACTTCAATAAGGGTCTCACCCCTGCCTTATGATGGTGATTATGACTTTCGGGTCCGCGCAGTAACCGCAAGCGGGTACAAGGGTTCTTTTGCAACAACATCGCTAACTAAGGCGAATACCATCATCATAGATGAACCTGCCGCTAACAAAGATATTACTGGCGCCCCAGTGGCGACTAGTGGGCCTCGTCAGATATCTCTCTCCCTAACCGCTGGTGATGTCATAACCTTTAATCACAGCATGACATTGAGCGATCATAAATGGACTAGCGATTCGATTGTTATGAGGCTTGCTTGTAGCAACGGCGGAGGCACTGAGAACACCGAGACTTGGACAAATGGCTCAATCTCAAATACTTATTCATACACTGCCCCATCAACTACCAACTACTTTTTTGAGTGGGAGGTTTCCACTACACTCACTGATTCTAGAGATCGAGGGTCAAGGGTCCGAGGGACTGTTAAGTACAGGATAACCTGACCTTCCAAAACTTCGCAAAATCTAGTATCTTTCGCTAGAAAGGACACACACAATGGCAACATTTATTCATAAGCGAGGAGATACTTTTTCTCTTAGCTCATCTGTGGAAAACGAAGGCGTTGCGGTAGATATAACGGGATGGACAATTGAGTCTCAGGTACGTCAGAACGATGACACGCTAGTGCAAGCGCTGACTGTCACCATAACTGACGCCGCGAATGGTCTATTCACGATTGGTGCCACTGCGCTTCAAACTGAATCTTGGCCCATTGCCAGCTTATTTTGTGATATAGAGTTCACAGAATCCGGCGGCGAGGTCAACTCCACTGAGACATTTACGATCTCTGTTCAGAAAGACATAACGAGGGATTGATGTGAGCGTCTACACAGTCACGATCAGAGACTCCAATCAAAACGCGCTGTCTCTGGCGGGCGGCTCTGGCAACTCTATTTCTCTTGGCGATAGCGCCCGAAGGGTTGTTGCTGTTGAGGGGTCGTCTCAGACAATAGTGTTGACGCAAGGCAACTCGCAACGCTCTGTGACTCTTAGTGAGACTTCTCAGTCACCAGTGTCTTTCTCCAATGGCTCGTCTTTTGCCGTTCTTCAGGTTGCTGCTGGTCGTGGGCCAAGGGGCGCTGGCTGGACGGGGGTATCCTATAGCGCCAGCACAGGTAGGTTGACCTTCACCTCAAATGATGGCCTTGGGTATGTTAGTGACCCAATCAACATTACTGGCGACCTAGATTCTGCTGTTGCTGCCGCAGAAGCTGCACAAGCTGCCGCTGAAGCCGCTGAAGCAAACACTATTAGTATTTTCGACCAATTTGGCGACCAGTATCTTGGGGCTAAAGCATCCGACCCCACTGTAGACAACGATGGTGATCCTCTCACTGATGGTGACATCTATTTCAATACGACAGACAATGTTCTGAAATTCTATACTGGAACTGCTTGGGTCGCCCCTGAAGATGTAGCAACCACTGCTGCTGCTGCTGCTCAGGCTGCACAAGCTGCGGCTGAGACTGCTGAGACTAATGCGGCTACGTCTGAGGCTAACGCTGCAACATCAGCTTCCAATGCCTCTACAAGTGAAACTAATGCTGCTGCTTCAGCTAGTGCTGCTGCTTCTAGTGCATCTGCTGCGGCTACCTCTGAGACTAATGCTGCTGCCAGTGCTTCTGCTGCCGCTACCTCTGAAGCTAATGCCGCTACCTCTGAGACTAATGCCGCTGCCTCGGAAACTGCTGCTGCAACTTCTGAAACTAATGCTGCTGCTTCAGCTAGTGCTGCTGCTACATCAGAAACCAATGCTGCCTCTAGTGCATCTTCTGCTGCCACCTCCGAAACCAATGCGGCTGCATCTGCCAGTGCTGCTGCGACTTCTGAAACTAATGCTGCTGCCAGTGCCTCCAGTGCCTCTACAAGTGAAACTAACGCTGCTGCGAGTGCTTCTGCTGCGGCTACGTCTGAGGCTAACGCTGCTACAAGTGAAGTAAATGCTGCTGCTTCAGCCGCTGTTGCTGAAGATGCCGCCATCGTCTTTGCCATTGCTCTAGGATAAGATCATGCCCAACGTACTTACTAACTACACAAGCGCTGACGTCGGCACATCCCCTACAACCCTTTATACTGTCCCTGCTTCTACGACAGGCACCATTATTGGCCTACAGGTGGCTAACACGACAGCCTCTCAGATTGCTGTTGATGTGCAGGTTGCTGGTGTTTATTTGATTAAAGGTGTTCCTGTCCCTGCTAACTCTGCTTTGTCGTTACTTGATGGCAAGTTGGTGGTTAAGACCACTGAGACTGTAGTGATTACCTCTGACACAGCTACCAGCGTGGATGCAATTCTGAGCGTATTGGAGCAATCCTAATGAGCAGTCAGACAGACCTAATTAAGTATTCACGGAATAGTGTAGCAGACTTAACTCTGTCTGGCGGATTATACCTTGGCGGGACTGGGTCGGCTAACCTGCTGGATGACTATGAGGTTGGTACGTTTACTCCAATTATTGATCCAAATGGGGCAGCAGGCTCAGGTACATACACAATTCAAGTAGGGAGCTATGTTAAAGTAGGCGACTTAGTTCATGTTAATATTAGGCTGGGGTGGTCAGCACACACTGGTACAGGTGGAATGCGAATAGCAGGACTACCATTCACTTCTAGCAATGCGTATGGTGGCCTTAGTGTATCTTACCGTGACGGTCTAACAATCTCTTCTGGGCATACTTGTAATGTTGGCGTTATTCCATCAAACACACTTGCTTACGTTTATGAAATATCGACAGGTACAGACAACGCTTCTTTGGTAGCTATGGACTCAGTAGTAGCTGACATCTCCATCTCTGGCACTTACACGGCTGCATAATGAAAGCCTGCATCAAATGTCATAACGCCAAAGAGCTAAATGCCTTACCCGTGAGGGAAACCGCCGAAAGGCAAACCGCATAGACCATCTGGATGGTTGGTCTGGACAGCATAAAGGAGCCTAACGTGGCACTCGAAAAGCAAATCATCGACGATAAAATCGAAATTGTGGGAAGCCACAAGCATATCCAAATCCGGCAGGCCACTGTTATCCTTGACGATGGCGTAGAGATTAGCCGTAGCTTCCACCGCCGCGTAGTCTCACCAAGTGACGACCTCTCAGGCGAGACTGCCGAGGTGCAAGCCCTTGCTGCTGTCGTCCACACAGACGAAGTTAAGGCTGCTTATGAAGCATATTTAGCATCACAGGATATCTGATATGGCAGGCTATATCGGCAGTAGAGCAGTATTAGTTTCTAACGGTGCAGAGCGCAAGAAGACCTACGCGATCACCTCTACAACAACAAGCCTAACTGGTCTGAACTACACGGTTAACCAAGTGCATGTGTTCCACAATGGTGTTCGCCTAGTGGATGGTACAGACTTCACAGCAACAGATGGAAACAGTATTACACTAACTACTGCAGCAGAAAATGGCGATGAGGTTGTCGTTATTTCCTATGCTGGTTA